CTGGGCGATCACCTCCGGTTGCCAGACCACCCGCTCCGGGCCGCCCCACCGCTCGACGGTCTCGCAGATGAAGTCGTAGTCGCCCTGGTAGCGGTTCGTCCAGGTGCCCAGCCGCTCGGGCACGTTGGGGCACACGATCATCTCCGCGTCGACGTGCCCCGGCTCCTCGCCCAGGTAGCCGGCGGTGTGCCACAGGACGGACTTCCACGGGGCGATCCAGCGGAAGAGGTACACCCGGGGGTCGGCGTCGGGCTCCGGGTTGCGCCGCAGGATGGCCTCCTGGATGGCGTGGAAGGCGCCCGGCAGGGCGAGGTCGTCGTCGCCCAGCCACCAGAGGTAGCGGCCCTTGGCCACGGTGGCGCCGAAGTTGCGCTGGGGGTGGCCCCAGGCGTGGACGCCGCCGTCGTGCTCGGTGTACACGAACCGCTCGTGCTGCCGGGCCAACTCCCGGGCGAAGGGCAGCTGCGCTGACCAGGTGCCGGCGTGGGCGTCGCCGACGAGGACGGCCTCCCAGCGCAGCCAGCAGCGCTGCTCGAGGAGGGAGCGCAGGGTGCGCTCCAGGGACGGGCGTCCCACGGTGGGGACGATCACCGAAAGCAATGGCCGCTCGCTCATGGCTACATGGCCAGCACTTCCACCTCGAGGGCGCAGCCGAGCAGACGCCCGCCGGCGGTCTCGACCTCACCGGGAGGCCGCGACCCGCCCAGCACCCGGGTCTCGGCCGTGAGGCCGCCAAGGGTGGGGTCGCCGTAGATGGCGGCGGGAAGGCTCTTCTGGCCACTCGGGGCGATGTAGGCGTGCAGGGTCTCCTGCGCCCGGAACAGATCCGCGGGGTTGACGAACAGCCAGCACTCGAAGACCGGCCGCCAGTACCCCTCCATCGTCTCGTCGTACGTCCACCGGATGGGCCCCGCCACGCACAGGCAGGGCGGCTCCGGCTTGGGGTGCATCACCGGGTAGCAGCGCAGCCCGGGGATCGTCTCCCCGCGCTTCGCCAGGCCCTTGGCCAGCTCCTGCACGCTGGTCACGCCCGGCCCCCGCTCTGGACGGCCACCGTGGCGGTGACCCGGGCGCCCGCCCGGGCGAACAGGGCGACGATGCGCGCCGCGTTCTTCGTGAAGGCCGGCGCCATGAACGGCCGGGCGCGGGTGCCCCGCCGGCCGATAGCCCGCTGCACGGCGTAGGGCGAGACGCCATGCCGGCGGGCCCACCCGACGAGGGCGGCCACCGGCGGGACGTGGGGGCGGCTGCCCCGCTCGACGTACAGCCCGTAGCGCGCGCTGGGGCCCACCGCGCCCACCAGGGACTGGCCGCGCTGGGTCTGGCGGTGGGTGATGCTGTTCATGAGCTGGCGGGTGTCCTGGCGGACGTTCCGCCGGGCGTCCGCCTCCACCAGCAGCAGGGAGGCGGTCATGGCCCGGGCCTGCTCGCTCGTCACCGTCTCCGGGGCCCGACGCAGGGCGGCGCTCAGCCGGTCGGCGCCCTCGAGGCGCAGGGTCACGGGCATCAGACGGCCACCCAGGAAGCGCCCCAGACGCCCGCCCCGCCCGCCTGGGACGCGGCGAGCGCGGCGCCGGGCGAGCCGGGCAGGGAGAGGGGGAAGAGGAGCTGCATGACGTCGGCGTCCTGCCGGGGCAGCGTCTGGAAGGCCCCCAGCTCCGGCTGCGAGAGCACGCCGAAGGGCACCTCCCTGCGCTTGAACCAGCGCGCCCCGAGCAGGAGGTTCGCCTCGTTCACCGCCGCCGGCACCCGGCCCCGGGCGTCCGTGTAGCCCCAGACCCCCGTGATGCGCACCAGCTGGCCGGGGAGGAAGCACACCGGGTCGGTGCCCGCCGGCGGGGTCGCCCACGCGTGCAGCTCAGAGAAGGGCGGGCCGCCCAGGGGCAGCAGCTGGTACTGGTCGGCGGTCAGCGTGGTGGCGAAGGTGCGGTCGGCGGCCGTGTCCAGGTCCACCACGGGGGCGGCGCTCTGGAGGTCGACCAGGGGGACGGAGTCCTCGGTAGCCGCCTCGTAGACGCGCGCCACCGGGGCCGTCGACGTCCCCGCGGCGCCGAAGGTGCGCCCGGTGAACCAGTCGATCCAGGTGGCGCCGGCGTCGAGCGCCCGCTGGAGGTCGACGTCGTCGGCCGTGTCCTCCGGCGGGATGCTCATGTGCTGCCGGAGCTCGTCTACGAGGGCGTAGGCCACTTGCGGCGCCTCTTGCGGCTCGCCCGGGGCCGCACCAGCAGGAGGTACTCGGCGTCGGGGCGCTCCGGCAGCACTTCGGGAGCAGTCGGCGTCCGCTCGGGGGCGGGGGCAGACCCCCCCGAGCGGGCCGATCCAAGCGCCTTGTCCTCGTAGTCGTGTTTGGTGCGCATGGCCCCCGCCACGGCTACGGGGCTCCGGTGACCCGGCAGTAGGCCGCCGGGCGGTAGGTCACGAAGGCGATCCGCAACTCCGCCAGGATGGTCTGCATGTTCCGGACGAACTGCTGGTCGATGTAGCCCACCCGGACGTTGCCCTGCTCGCGGTCGTAGACGGTGGAGGCGCTGTTGAAGTCGCCCACGACGATCGTGCCGGCCGGGACGTAGAGGCTCTCCACCACCCGCAGCCCCCAGACGGTGACCTCGCCCACGGTGGAGGGCGGGCCCATCAGGTAGTTGCCGAGCGTGGCGCTGGCGGTGTTCTCGCGGGCCAGGCGGATGGCCGAGAAGTTGGTCGGGTTGACCAGCACCGCGTTGGGCATGGCCAGGGCGTTGGTGCGGATGAGCGTGCGCGCCGTCCAGATGGCGCCCAGCACGTCGGCGCCGGCCGCCGTGGTCTGGATGCCGGACGTGCTGAGGATGCCGAGCAGGTTCTCGCCCGTGCCGTCCCCGTTGATGATCTGGTCCTCGACCTTCTGATCGAGCCCGCCCAGCAGCCGGGTGTTGATGTAGCCCCGCACCTGGGGCGCGTCGGCCAGCATCCGGTTGGTGGCCGGCACCCAGTGGGCGATCGTGCGCACCAGCGCCGTGTTGGTGGCGAAGTTGAGCACGCTCTCGGGCTTGGTGCCGCTGGTGCCGGTGGTGGCCGTCGCCTCCGCCACGGGGGCGGCGTTGTTCGTCCACACCGTCTCCGTGATGTACTCCACGGTGTCGCTGCCGGTCTGGATGTGGGGCAGGAGGTCGGTCACCACGAGCGCCCGCTGGTTGATGCCCACGATGCCCGGCTGGACGTCGTTCGCCACCAGGGCGCCGCCGACGGCGCTCCCGGAGTAGACCAGGGCCTTCGTGTCGCCGTTGCGGGCCTTGCGGGCCCAGCCGAAGAGGTCGCTGCCCTCGCCGAGCGGGACGGTGAACTCGATCCGGGCCCGCTGGTTGTTGAAGAGGCCGTGCTCCTTGTGCTGCAGGTACGCCTCGGACTGGATGAACTGGTCGCCGGGCAGCAGCACGCCGCCGCCCGCGCCCCGCCCGGCCCACGCCGCGCCCGGGGCGCCCCGGTCGGTGCGGGTCGCCGGCCGGCTGTACAGGTCTTTGCCCTGCTGGATGCGGTACTTGCGCTTCTCCGCCTCTTCCAGGGCGTTGAGACGGTTCTCGAGCCCGTCGATCTCGCCCAGCAGGCGGACGACTTCCGTTTTGTCCTCCCCGTTGGTGATCTCGCCCTCGGGGTACTTCTGCTCGATCTCGTCGGCCCGCAGGTAGAGGCTCTTCAGCTCGGCGCGGGCTTCGGCGGGGGTCATGCTCATGCGGATTGCTCCACGCGCTCCAGGACGCCGGCGCGCTGGAGGCGGCGCCGGGCCAATTCGAGGCGCAGCCGCACGCCGTCGGCCGCCGCGGAGGCCTTCGCCTCCGGGGGCCCCGCGGGGGACGCCTGCGCCAGGGACCGCAGCTCCGTGAGGGTGGCTTCCGCGGCCTCCAGGGTGCGGGACAACTGCTCCAGGTGCCGGCCGGCGAGCTCCCGCCCGTCGGCGCGGCGCCGGGCGCGCAGGGCTTTCGCCTCCGCCACGCCCGCGGTGAGGGACACAAACGCGTCGCGCAGCTGCTGCCAGAGCGCGTCGAAGGGGACGTCGGCGGCGCCGCCCGGGTGCGCCTTGACGGCGGTCACCAGGGCGCGGGGCGCCATCGGCACCGCCACCACGCTCACCTCGAGCAAGTCGACCGCGTCGAGGTGGCGGAGGTTCTTCTGCTCGTCGAAGCGGAAGTCCCGCGCCAGGTAGCCGATGGAGAAGCTATCCAGCGCGCCGTCCTTCAGCAGGGTGTGGACTTCGTCGCCGAGGCGGGTCTTGCTGATCCGGAAGCGGCCGTGCAGCCCGCGCTCGTCTTCCTTGAGTTCGATGGGCGCGCCGAGCACCGCCTGGTGGTTGTGCCCGTAGAGGAAGCGGACCTTCGTCCCCGACGCGAGGCTCGTCTTGAAGGCCCCGCGGTGGACGACGTCGTTGCCCAGATCGATGTCGTCGAAGACGCTGGCGTAGCCGCTGACCTCCCAGGTGCCATCGTCGAGCGCCTTGACCTCGCCGATCGGGAGCGGCAGACCGAAGTCCGTCTGGGCGCCGATGCTGATGGGTTCGTACCCGACCACGCCGTCCTCCGCGCCTCGCTACCAGGTAAAATTGAGGCAGCAAAACGCCCCCGCGCCTGCTTGCGACAGGCCGGGGGCACGGCACTCAGGAAGGAACCCCGAATGCCCGTCAACTGTACCTGCGTCGGCTGCGGCCGCGTGTTCTCCGTCGCTCCATCCAATGCCCACCGCAAGTGGTGCTCGGCCGCCTGCCGCTATCGCACGCCGGGCTGGTCGCGGGCGCTGTATCCCAATGGCCGGAAGACCTGCGTCTGCCAGGCGTGCGGCGCGCACTTCGAGGTGGTGCGCAGCCTGGTCGGCCGCTACTGCTCCCGGAAGTGCCTGGGCATCGCCAACGGGCACCGCCAGACGGCGGGGCGCGACCCGAGTCGCTACCCCCTGTTCACGTGCGCCCAATGCGGGAAGGCGTACCCCCGGCACATCAGCCTGACCGGGAGGACGCGGTTCTGCTCGCACTCCTGCCGGGCGACGTGGAACGACCTGCGGCGCCGCATCGCGCGGCCGACCAGCATCGAACGGCTGCTGGAGGCCGCGCTGCGCGCTGCCGGCGTGCCCGCCGAGCGTGAGCACCGGGTGGGGCGCTTCAGCGTCGACTTCGCGCTGCCGGCGCGCCGGATCGCCATCGAGGCGGACGGCGCCTACTGGCACTCGCTCCCGAAGCAGCAGCGGGCCGACGCGCGCAAAGACGCCTACCTGACGAGCGCGGGGTGGCGCGTCCTGCGCTTCAGCGAGGCGCGCATCCTGCTCGACGCGGCGGCCTGCGCCGCGGAGGTGGCTGCGCTGCGGTAACTCGCGCCGGGTGCCCGACAAAGAGGGACGGCCCTTCCCCGGCGTTACGGGCCGCTCGCCGGACCAGGGCCGCTCAGTGGGCGGGCTATGCGGTTGCTGTGCTCAGTCTATGCGGCAGCGAGCGGGGGTGTCAATCCCACCCCCGCTCGCTCCATGCCATGCCGGCCATGCCCGGCCAGTCCACGCCTCGCCAGCCCACGCCCGGCCAGCCCAGGCCCGGCCCTGCCACGCCTGCCGCGCCACGCCAGACCGCGCCAGGCCTCGCCGCTCCCGGCCCTGCCTGGCCTCGCCCCGACGGCGGGACTCTACGCCGCCCACTGCGGCAGAGTCAAGCCGTACGCGCTAGTCGCCCTTCGCCTGATGGCCGCAGTTCCGGCACTTGATGCTCCAGGGGCGGCCGAAGTAGTCCCCCAGGCGCTTGCCGCAGACCGAGCAGCGCGGCGGCCGGTCGACGACCCGCCCGTCCACCACCCCGGTGCCGGCGCTGCCCCGGGCCGCCCGCACGAGGGCCAGGTCGGACGCAAGGTCAGCCACCGCCGCCCCCCTGCCGCTTCAGCGCCCGACGCCGCCCGCGGACGGCCTTCCGCGCCTCCGGCGGCGTCTGATACTTCTCCAGCGCCGCCAGCGCGTCGGCGAGGAACTGGGCCGCCGCCGCCTCCACCCGCCGGGCCTCCACCAGCGCCTCGCCCATGGCCCCGGCTTCGTCCCGCAGGGTGGCCCACTCCTCGGCCGTGGCGCGCGGGGGCAGGCGGTCGCGCAGGCGGCGCAGCTCGGCCTCCCAGTCCTCCCGGTCGGCCACGCACTCGCGGTACTTGGCCTCCGCCTGCCGCACCAGCACCGTCTGCAGCTCCTCGTCCGACAGCGTCGGGTCGGAGTAGAGCGCCGGCAGCGGCCGCCACGTGCCCATCTACGCCGCCCTCCGGCCTTCGCGGACGCGCTCGGCCAGCCGGCACCAGGCCGCCGGCCAACGCCAGGCGTTGCCCTCCAGGCTGTGCTCGGCGGCGACCCGCCGGCGCAGGTTCCGCCCCACCCGGCGCCGCTCCGCGTCGTCCGCCACCAGGCGCTCGAGCGCGCCGAGCCAGTCCTCTTTGGTGGCGCAGAGGTAGCCGTCCTCCCCGTGGGTCATCGTCTGCCCGTAGATCGTGGGGGAGGCCACCACCGCCGAGCCGCACGCCGCCGCCTCCCACGCCTTGATGGGGGTCTTGCAGCGGTTGAAGGGCGCGTCCGCCAGCGGGCAGCAGGCGATGTCCACCTCCCGCAGCCCCAGCGGGTACGCCTCCAGGGGCAGCCAGTCGATCGCCTTGATGCGGTGCGGGGGCACCTGCTCGTAGACCGGGCGCGGCTGGTGGCCCTGCACCACGAAGGTGATCTCGGGGTGGCGCTGCGCCAGTTGCCCCCACGCCCAGGCCATCGGCTCGACGTCGGCGTCCGGGCGCGCGCCGCCGGCCCAGCCGACCGTCAGGGGCGGGACGGCGCGGGGGCCGGCGAGGGCGAGCACGGCCTTGAACCACCGCCGGTCCAGCGCGTTGGGCACCACCTCCACCGGCGCGTCGGTGTACTGCCGCACCACGGTGGCCAGGCGCTGGCTGGTGACGGTCACGCCGTCGCAGAGCTGCAGCGCGTCGATCCGGGAGCGCCGGTGCTGCTCCTTGACCGCCGCGCTCTCGTCCGGGAGGATGCCCCCGCGCACCTGCTGGCGCACGATCCAGGGGCTGAAGAGGTCGTCGTCCACCTCGTACCAGACGAACAGGCCGGCGGCGTGCAGCGCGCTCACCCACCGGCGGCCGAACTCCCGGTAGGGGGCGTCCCAGCGCAGCCGGGCCAGCACGACCGCGTCGAAGGCGAGGAAGATCTTGTCCAGGTCGGCGTCCGTGTGCCAGCCCCACTCCACCGCGCCCACCGGGGTGCCCTGACGCTGCAGCTCCGCCACCGGCTGGAACGCGCGGTAAGCGGCGCACCCGCTCGCGTCTGGCACCAGGACGAGCACCCGCGGCGCCGGCCGGCCGGGCAGCACGAGGCTCACGCGGGGGCGTCCGTCCGCACCCGGGGGATCAGCCCCATCTGGCAGTTGTGGGTTACAATACCTTGAGCCACATACCACCCCGCTTCGGTCTCAAGGTTGTAGACGTGTCCCGCAAAGTGCTTCTTCCCGACCTCGACCAGTTGTACCGGCGTTACCGTGAGGCCGGCCGCCTCAGCGTCGTCGCACAAGAAGCGGGGGTCGGCACGACGACCCTGCACCGTCGGCTCCGTCGTGCGGGCTATGACCTGAGTCGCCGCCATCGCCCGCCAGAGGATGTGCTTCGACGCCTCTACGTCGAGGGAGGGCTCACCAGCACCGAAATCGCGGCCCGCTACGGCGTCCTCGGCACGACCGCCGCGGGGTGGGTCCAGGCAGCCGGACTGAGCCGGACGGCGAGCGAGGTCATGCGGCGCCGCATGGGACGGGCGACGGCCGAGGAGCGTACGGCGATCACCGAGGCGGCGAACGCCGCCCGCCGGGGCCAGCGCGACCCCCTCGAGCGCCTCATCCGACGCGCCGCCACCCGCGAGCAGCGGGGCCTGGGCACCAGCGCCCTCGACCGGCAGATGCGGGTCTGGCTGCGGGAGACTGACCCGAGCACGGCCCCAACGCTGGGCAAGGCGATCGGTCCGTACAACGTGGACGTCGCGGTCAGCCCGTCCATCGCCGTGGAACTGTGGGGCGGCGCCTGGCACCGCAAGGGGCGGGCGCTGAACCGCCACCGCCAGCGCACGCGCTATCTCCTCGATGCGGGCTGGCACCTGGTCGTCGTCGAGTGCGCCAACGACGGCTTCGCCCTCAGCCGGGGCGCCGCCGACTACGTACTCGCCTTCCGTGAGCAGGTGGGCAGCGACCCAACCGCGCGGCGTGAGTATCGGGTGGTTCGGGGTACAGGTCAGGAGGTCATCCGCGGCTGTGCGGAGTGTGATCACTTCCCCTTCAAACTCCCTGGCCGTCGCTCCGATCACCTCACGTGCCCACACCAGTTGGTCGCCCGGTAAGCAGTTGGGGTGCAATAAGCCCGGCTTCTCCGAGAGCGGCACGACCTTGCCGTTGCGGGCGGCGCAGGGCTCATCCGTGTCCTCGTGCTCCACGATCTCCACCTCCTCCACCAGGCCGGTCGCCGCGTAGCGGTTGAGGCTGGCGACGTTCTGGGCGTGGGCCAGCTCCGTGCGGGCGACCGTCTCCGCCCGGCCCTTCCAGGTGGTGCGGAAGAGCCCGTCGACGCCGCGGTAGTCCTCGGCCGGCACCCCGTTGGCGATCTGGACGGCGGAGTAGCCCCGCCGCTGCCCCTCCCGGAGTTGCGCCCGCAGCGCGTCGCGGGTGGCGGCGGTGATGAGCACCACCCGCTCCGCCGACTCTTGGAGGATGGCCCGCGTGGCCGCGTCGTCCAGCCGGAACGCCTCGGCGTCGGCGCCCAGGAAGGGGGCCAGCGCGGAGCCCACCGCCTCGTGGGCGGCCCCGAGCATCCCCAGATAGCGGGGGTCGAGGACGGCGGCGAGCGCCTCCTGCTCCGCCTCGCTGTCGAACACGTCCTCCAGGCGCATCAGCGGCGCCCCTCGAGGAAGTACGCGGCCAGCCGCAGGGCGAGCCAGAGCAGCACGACGGCCGGGACGAGGGCGATGAGCGCCAGCGGCTGGGGCATCGTCAGCCCTCCCGCAGCACGGCGTCCACCACCCGCCGGTGCTGGGCGGCGAAGTACGCCTCGAACGCCCGGCGCAGGCCGGGTTGGGCCATCGCCGTCACCGCGTCGAGCATGGCCGGCACCAGCGGCACGGCGATGGCCTTCGTCTCCAGGTCGACCAACGCCTTCGCCGCACCGTCCGCCGGCGGGGGCAGGCGCCGCTGCCCCGCCTGGCCGTCCGGCAGCGCGCCCGGCCCGCCCGGCGGGAGCGCCGGGGGCGTGGGCGGGGTGAGGTCGTCGCCGCCCTCCACGGGGGGCAGGCCCACGTCCTGGCGGGCCTCGTTCACGGTGATCCACTTGTGCTGCACGCCCAGGTCGAGCCGGGCGTACTTCTTGTCCTCGTCCTCCTGGAGCGCCCGCACGTCGGTCAGGTCGAACTTGCAGAAGGTGCGCCGGTTGGTGTCGAAGTCGGGCAGCAGCTGCAGGTTGATGGTGCCGGCGTCGTCGTTCCACAGCGGCACCAGCTTCGTCTCGGTGAACATCTCCCGGGCTTCGCGCACGTTGCTGTACGTGCTGCGGTCGAGCCCGGCGCCCAGGCCGGCGACGATGGCCGGCACGCCCATGACGGCGGAGATGCGCTCCTCCGGTACGCGGTGCAGGGCCTTGAGGTCGAGCTGCTCGGGGGAGAAGCCGAACTGGGCGGCGGTGGCCCCGTTGTTGAGCACGCCCACCGTGCCCCGGCTGTCGCCGCTGAAGCGGGTGGCGATGTTCTGCTTGAGCCGGTCGGCGTCCTCCTGCGAGAGCGTGCGGTCGGGGGTGGTGACGATCAGCCCGGGGACGGCGAAGTTGGCCAGCAGGGCCAGCATGAAGCGCGTGGTCTCGTCGTCGCTGGCCACCTCCTGCAGCAGGCGCCGCAGGGGCGAGCAGCCCAGCCGGTGGTCGGCGTCCTCCAGCCCCAACCGGAAGTGGAGCACGTCCTCCGGGCGCAGGCGGCGCCGCTTGCCCGGCTCCGTCTCGTACTCGTACCAGGAGATGAAGACCCCCGCCCGCCGGTCCTCGGGCGTGGTGATCGGCTGCACCCGGGTGGGGGACAGCGGCCACAGCTCCACCACGTTGCCCCCGGCCGGGTCGCCGGCGCGCACCTTCTCGAGGTAGGCATTGCCGTGGACGTGCTTGGCGAACTCCACCCAGTACCACAGCTCCGAGACGGAGTGGAACGGGTTGGGGCGCTCGAGCAGGCCCTGGAGGGGGTGCTCCGGCAGGGCCTTGGGCTCGCCCGCCGTCTGCCGGCGGAAGACCCGCAGGGGCGGCTCCGGGAAGGCCGTACAGATCACGTTCAGGCAGGCGAAGACGGCGCTGTTGGCCGCGGCGCCGGCGCTGCTCGGGGCCGCCGGCACCCAGGTGGGGAGCGAGTCGGGCAGGAAGCGCTGGTAGAGGCCCGGCCCCGGCTGCGGGGGCACCCCCGGCCAGAAGGGCGGGAGCTCCTTGCGCTCGGCCGGCGGCAGCGGCGGGGCGGCGCGGGAGAGCAGGATGCCGGCGGCGACCGGGTCGCGGCGCCAGTCCGGGGGCAGCAGGCTCGGTGCGGTCGTCATGCGGTCTCCATCAGAAGAACTGCGTCGTGCCCCCCTGTCCCCGACAGCGTACCGCCAGCGCCAGGGCGCAGACGCAGTCGTCGTGCAGGCCATCGGCGACCCGGTAGCGCACCCCCGTGCGGGTGTACTCGTACTCGAAGGCCTCCAGCTCCGAAACGACCGGCCCGGGCGGGTAGGTCACCTCGCCCTGCTGGATCGCCAGCGCCAGCCCCTCCATCAGGGATTGCTTGCTCGGGCTACTGAACAGAAAGCCCTCCACGTTGGCCCCGCTGCGCTGCAGGCGCTCCACGATGGGATCGCCCACGCCCGTCGCGTCGCACAGCGCGGGCGTGCGCCCTAGCGTCGACAGCACGCGGGCGGTGGTGGCGTCCCAGGGCGCCTGGAAGCGCTCGAAGCGGCAGGCCCGGCCCCGGGCGTCCAGTCCCAGCGCGACCGTCCAGTCCACGCTCTTGGCCAGGTCGACGCCGAACGCGACGGGCGCGCCGGCGGCCAGCGGCGCCGCTTGCCGGTGGATGGCGTCCAGGCCGAACGGGTTGCCCTGGTCATCGGACGGCTCGGCCAGGTAAAGCTCCTTGTAGACCGCCTCGGGGAGGGTGCGCCGGGCGTCCTCGATCTCCGCGCCCTCGAGCACCCCGGCGGCGACGGCGTCGTGGGCGGTGATGCGGGCGTAGTGCCAGCCGGGCTCGCCCGCCTCGGCGCGGCGGGCCAGGCGGTAGACGAAGTTCCGCCGGCCCCGCACGTTGCCGATCAGGCGCACGGGCCCGCCGGTGGCCGTCAGGGTGGAGCGCAGCGCGTGCCACGCCTCCTCCCGGCAGCGGGTCGCCTCGTCCAGCACGGCGGCGAACACGTCCTCGCCGTAGAGCCCGTC